CCTCTACCGTTTCTGCGGCAGGAGCAACTTCTGGAACGGTAGTGTCTGACACTTGTTCTCCTTCTGTGGTTGATTGTGTTTCTTCCTGAGTTGTCTCAGAAACTTCGGTTTCTTCTGCCGCTACTTTGGCGACTTCGGCACCTGGAATAGCGCCATCTGTGACAAGGCTGACTTCTACAAGGTTGGATGAGCTGATAGCCATTACGCCATCTTGGTTATCCCATGCCTGTACGTCTACGCCTACTGAAAAGTCTGAACGAAGACCAGTTGCTGCCTCTTCGAGGGCATCGTTGCCGGCAGTGGTCTTAGCGATTTTAAATTCTGCTGTGATGCCATTAGCATCTTGTTCCCATGACATTAACTTGCCAAGAGGGCGAGTGGTGTCATGCTGTAGAACCAACTTGGTGTTCTTTGCCATGGTGATTGAATCTGGCTTAAACATGGTTCGGCCTGCTGAGGTATTACCTTCAGCATTCCATGAAACGATACGACCCGCGATAATGCGAGATTCTGCATCCGCTGCTGTAATAGCAACTGGCATCGTTATCTTCATCGTGTCTCCTTGTTATCGATTAGATCTTCTTCTTCGCGTATTTGTTCAACGCTCATAGCGCCGATGCGATTAAGAATTTCGTAGACCTGAGCACGTTGCAAAGCATCAGTGCGAAGGAATTCATCTAATGAGAAACGAATCTCTCCAGTTGAAGGGCAGAAATCCGGCATAGACAAACGCTGTTCAATAGCGGCAAGGATTGGCTTCATTGAGAAGTCAATAAGTGAGCGACGCTCTGAAACGCTGTTGCTATATGTCATGCTTGATGCTTCAGCACTTACGAAGTAGGCAGGAAGGTTGCAGGCGCGAGCCAATTCCAACGCGACGTACTGACGAGCCTCGTTCAGCTGTAATTTGGCTGGATCGATGCCCAACGCCTGCAATTCAACATCAGCATTTAGAAACGCTGTTGACTTTGTAAGGCGAGCGGTTCTCCAAGATTCGAGAAGTTTTGAGATACGCTCTGCTGGAAGGTTAGTGCCGTTTGACTTAAGAACTTGTAATGGTACTGGCTCTTTGGCAAAAGTTTCAGCGGCTTGCTCGAGTGCATGAGCTGCGCGAATAGTGCGGCCTGCACGATTAAGTAATCCCTCATCGAGGCCATAGAAAACTACGAGTGAACCAACGCCTTGGTTAGGAACGAACGAACCATCGACTTGATATCCAACGATTTCGGTCTCGTTAGAATTTAATTTTGGTGTTACGCGATCTGGTGCAACGCGAGTCCATGAGCGAACTCTTCCTGTGTCCCCATACTGCTCAAGGACTTGGCCATAAGCCATTCCGTATAGAAATAAATCCTCAGCCAGCCACGCATAAATTGCTGAACCAGGAACGCGTGGGTCTGGTTGATTGATTACTGCTGGAGTCGACATATGTGATCCATCGAGCTTTGAATATTGCTCAAGCGGTAGCCCAGCAAGTGTTGAACAGATGATTCCTCTAGCACGTGCGATAGTAGGAACCGCCATCGCCTGCTGGCGTGTGGCTACCGATTGAGTAAAAATGAAAGGCGCAAAAGAAGCTGTATTGTTAAAAGGCGCAGGAGCAGCAGCCGCATCGACTGTAACTTCAACCGCTGGCTTAGATGTAAAAATGTCCCGGATTCCCATTGGACATATTATACGCTATCGCCTAGACATTACCCTATCTGAATGTCAACCTCTGATTCAGCGCGTGTCGCAAAATGAGTAACCATCGCTGAAGCAACTGCGCCGCAAACTATGCCACTGGCTTTACGTCCCATGACCCAGCCGCCATCACCTCGAGTTAATTTAACAGCGCTAAGAACTTGTTTAGTTAATTCCTCTTGATCACCATGAGCAAGGCGAAGGCTTGAAACTGCCGATACGAATTCATCGCAGCTCTGTTGGTATTCCTGACCTGTAATCTCATGGATAGGAATTCCTGCTGGAGCCAATCGAGCCGCAACTGCTGAGGCTGTCGATTTGGAATAGGCCACAGCATTTACTGGAAACTTACGAACCCAGAAGGCTATGTCGTTAGCCATCTCTTTATCGTCGAGGTTAACTGGGTTAAACCAAGTATGCAAAAGGCTGACCATAAATTTATCGCCATCAAGGCGCTGGCCGGCAACGAGCGACCCGTGTTTTCTGTCTGGACTTAGATCGATAGCCATCCAAGTATCTTTTTCAACATCCAACTGGGGCAGATTCTCGACCTTGCATTTCTTCCATTCGGCTTCTGAGATAACTGGGTTAATCATCGAGACAAACTGGCAAAGAACTTCTGTCCTGAATATATCTTCACGATCCGAAAGGCTGTCCTTGATGTTGTCCTCATGAACTGTATGGCCAAGGCTCGGATTGCTTTGATACCAAGCATCTTTATCGGTTATATCCGCACCAGGTTCGGCGCTCCATTCAAACCAGCCAATAGAATCATCGGCTCCTTCAGCTGCGGCAAGTCCGCGCTCTCTGAACTTGAGCAATAACACCGAATTGGCATGGCCTGCGTTCGAGTAGACATAGGCCTGCGGGTTGGGATTGCTCATCTGGGTAAAACGCATCGATGACCAAACATCTTCTGTGTCAAATTCGCGAAGCTCGTCAATATGGATTACATCCGGTGCGGCAATACCTCGAGCAGCTGAGTTTCCGGCTCTGATTAGATAGCGAGCCTTATTCTTGAACCGAATCTCCTGCGATCCTTTTGATTCGTACTTCTTGGCGAAGTTATCTAAAAGCATCTGGCTATTCTCGATAATCTCTGAGACCTTGAAAAAGATTTCGCTCGATGTGGTCAACTTATGAGCTGTAGCAAGGTGCATTTTCTCGCCAAGAACATAGATCCCAAACAAAATTCTAAGCGCCATAAAGGTAGATTTACCCTGCTGGCGTGGCAACATGATGCCAATTAACGGGTGCGCCCAGCGACCATCTGGCTTATAACGCAGGCAATCTCTGGCTAAATTCTCCTGCCAAGGAAGCAACGGGAATCCAATATCTTTGCAAAACTGAATCATTTCATCGCCTCGAGTAGGCAGATCTAAGGGTTTTGACCGGATTCTAGGCACCTGAGAGCCATAACGCGGTTCTACTACCCCTTCCTCAGCCGTTGTAAGCCCGATAGAGCCGTTTTCAGCCGTCATGACTGGTTCTCATCCGAATCAAGCCGATAGTGGCTTATTGAGGCGTTTTCGGGGTAAAAAGAAACAGGAAGGGTCGGGGGTGTCTTATGCCTATCAAAAAACCTACCCCCCTTGCTGCTATTGCATGATGAACACAATACTTGCAGGTTATCCAGGCTATCCGTACCACCTGCCACCCTTGGCACGATGTGGTCAACGCTGAGGCGTTCCTCAGTGCCACACATTTGGCAGCAGCCATCTCGTCGAATGACTTGTTCTCTGATACGTCGCCATGCTGACGTTGATCCATTGTCCTTAAGCTTTGACATAGACACTCTTCAAGCAGTAATCACAATAAGCATAATGAATCGAGGCGCAGTTAATGTGCTGGTACTTATGACCCAGCAACCAACAGAACAAGCCTCTCACTGCTCGCCCATTTCGTTCTGTATAAACATAGCCTTATGGCATCTCATGCAGCTATAAACCTCTGGCGTGTGCCAGACGAATATGTCGTGCTTGCACTCTTGGTCTGTCACTGCCAACCTCTTGTCTTTAAATGATGTAAAGCCTTGCAATAATCAGGCTCATCATACTTGGTAATTCCATATCGATGTTGGACATACTTCCAGTAAAAGTAGAACTGGTAGTCATATGGAGCATTTATCAGCTTCTCATTACGTATCTGGTAATACCCATGATGTGATCCGTTTCGAGCATTTATTCGATTACTTGATTCTCTAAAAGTAATCTCATTATGGCAATCGTATTGCTTATCAGTTAATTGATAATCAGCTAATGACTTAAGGTCATGATAAGGATCTATTGAGCCCTGTCCTACTGCAGTAGCCTGCATAGACAGAGATATCCCAATAACGGCGGCTACCCAGCGGGCTTTCCGCGAAGCGGCCCGCTGTGAGCCCTTGATGGGCTCTAGCCTGGAGTGTACCGAACGTGTCAAATAGGATTTGATATTAGAAGCACAAAACCGCAGGTCAGAGCCTATATTTTGTAATCCTTGCGATGAGCGTGTCGCTCTAATTGTCTGTTGAGTAAAACCCAGAACCTTTGAATTGGATACCTGGAACTGAATAAATCTTCTGCATCGAGCTATGGCAGAACTGGCATTTTGGATCATGTGGTTCATTGATTGAGAACTCCTTCTCGTACCGCAAGTTAGCCTCGCAGTCCTCGTTGGTGCATTCGAATTCATAGATTGGCATTAGATA